AAATCATGTACATACTGGTGCTTGGGAACCAGTGGAATCCACAGACTCATTTTATATTGAGATGGTTTAATTATGGCAAAGAAAAAAGACTACAAGAAACTCTCTGACACAGAGATAGTCGCTATCGTAGATGACAATGTTGGACGATCCGTTGGCTACCACGACAGCGAACTTAGCCGTGAGCGATCTAACGTAATGGAGTATTACACAGGCGCAAAGCCTAAACCTATCCATGACGGTAACTCTAAGTATGTGTCTTTAGATGTTTATGATGCAGTAGAGTCTATGAAGGCCGCACTCTTAGAAACATTCTCAGCAGGAAACAAAGTTGTACATTTTGCACCACAGAATGCTGATGATGTAAAAACGGCGGCTGTTTGCTCTGCTTACACTGACTATGTAGCCCACAGACAAAACGATTTATATTCGGTTATGTCATCAGTTATACATGATGGACTTATAGCAAGAGCAGGGATAGCGAAGGTGTTCTGGCAAGAGCAGTACGAAACAATTTCCGAATATTTTGAAAACATCACAGAAGATGAACTGGACGTAATGCTTGCCCAAGAGAATGTATCTTTGGGCGAATACTCAGAAGATGAACTAGGGCTTCTTTCTGGAGAACTTCAAGTTACTAGAGATACAAGCCAAGTCATTGTTGAAAACATTGCACCAGAAGAATTCCTAATTGAATCACAGCCAAAGTCTTTGGATAGCGCGTTATTTTGTGCTCATAGAACAAAGAAAACTTTGTCTGACTTACGTCTTGATGGCTACCCAGAAAAACTTATTAATAAAATAGGTGATCACTCTGATGTCACTATGGGAACTGATTTAGAAGTCTTATCTAGACATGACACTATCAATAATGACAGAGGGTTTAACGCCCACGGATACCAGGATCAAGTAAGAGAAGTTTTGGTCTATGAAATCTACATGGACTTAGATATTGAGGGATCGGGAGTTGCAGAACTCTATAAGATAATAAAAGCCGGAAATGTGCTTCTCGATAAAGAAAAGGTAAATAGAAAACCATTTGTTACGTTTGTTCCGCTTCCGATCCCTCACGCTTTTTACGGTAATAACTTTGCTGACAAGCTAGTTGCCACACAGAATGCTAGAACAGTACTTACACGTTCTATTCTTGATCACGCAATGATTACAAATAACCCTAGATACACTGTATTGAAGGGTGGTCTTAGTAATCCTAGAGAACTTATTGATAACAGAGTCGGTGGCTTAGTCAATATAACTAGACCTGATGCTATTGCACCAATGATGCAAAGCCCTCTAAACCCCTTCACGTTCCAAACAATACAAATGTTGGATGAGAACAAAGAGGACACTACTGGTGTTAGTAGGCTGTCCCAAGGTTTAAACAAGGATGCTATAAGCAAGCAAAATAGTGCGGCTATGGTTGAGCAGTTAGCCACTATGTCACAGCAACGCCAAAAGATCATTGCGCGTAACTTTGCTAACCAATTCCTCAAGCCTTTGTACCAAACTATCTATCAGCTATGTATTGAAAATGAGTCTGAACAAAAGATAGTAGAGATTAGTGGTGAGTATGTACAGATTAACCCAAGTGATTGGACTGACAAAAGAGATGTAACTGTTGAAATGTCTCTTGGATATGGAGAACAGGAGAGAGAAAGTCAGAAATACATGGCTATGCACCAGCAGTTTACTTCCGATCCTAATCTTCAAAAAATGTACACGCCACAGAATCAATACCAGCTTATATCTAAAGTAATGGAACTTTCAGGTATCAAAAATGTAGCTGAATACTTGACTAGCCCAGAGCAATTGCCACCAGAGCAACCTGATCCAGCACAGGAACTCCAGTTAGAGATGATGAAGAAACAACTTGAAGTTCAAGAGCGTCAAACTGTACTTGGAGAGATGAAAGCTCAGATGGATGTACAAAATGCTCAAATGAAGATAGAGCTTGAGAAGATGAAGGCAGAGAACAACTTTGCTATTCAAAGTGACAATGTTGATCTCAAAGAAGC